CACCCCAACTGGTGGAGCAGGTACTGGTGGTGCCGTAAGAATTATCTGGGGTACTGGTAGGTCTTATCCTTCAACCAGTGTTGCTGATGCTACTGTAGTTAATTATGCTCTTACCTTATCAGATTTAAGTGGTAATGGAAGAACTGCAAGTTCTGTAAATGGTGCGAATTGGGTTTCTTCCAATAGTGGTGTTGTTGCTTATGACGGCACCAATGACTATATGACAAATTCTGCATACAAAGGAATCACTGGAACAGGGGCAAGAACATCAATTATCTGGTTCAAAGCAAGGGTGCCAAATATTGCATATAGACTTTTTGGTTGGGGCACTACTGCGGCTGGCGGTAAATGGAATATATCATTGGATGCAACAACATTTAGACCAGTAGTAGAAATTGCTACCGGAAGTGTTCTTGCCAATACAAGTGCTCCTAATGTTACTGATGGTAAATGGTATATGATTGCGGCATCAGCACCTGCTAGTGGAACCGCAAATAACATTAAACTCTATATTAATGGTGGTTTGATAACTGATACAACCATAACTTCTGGAGCAACGGCAATTAATACCATTTCAGGTTCTGATGTATCCCATGGAGCATCTCTTGTGGACGCTCCCCCAGGATATTTGAATGGACACACATCTCAATTTTTAATTTATAATACACAATTAACTGATTTTGAAATGAAGCAAATATATAGAACAATTTTAAATCGTTTTTGATGTCATAAATACCTAAAAAGTGAAAATATGGCAAAACTTAGATCTGGCACTAGGGTTTATGGTGATTTACTTGTAGATGGGGCACTTGATTTTACTGCAGTAACTTTGGCAACTCCTGTTGTTGGTGAATTTGAATTTGATGGAACAACTTTTATTGGGGTATCTAGCGCAAATTTTGGAAGAGGAACTATTCCACTAACAAGTTATACTAGTGGTGTGGGAACTGCTGGTATCACAGGTTCAACAAACTTTGCACTTTTTCCTGTACCAAATGATACGATAACTTTACCTATCGGAACTTATCGTGTAAATATGCGAGTCAGGGCTGCAGTGACTGGTTCTACTACTAGTGCCACTATGGCTATAAACCTCAGGGGAGCAGGAACTGCAGTTGGATCATTTAGTTGGGGAGGAACTGGATCAATTCTTGATGCTGGTGCTGCCAGCTCTTTTATTGTTGCGGCAACTGCTCTCGGAACAAACATTGTTGTTACGGCATCTAGTGCTGCAAACCCAAGGCAGTATATTGCAATTGGAGAGGGAATATTAAAAGTTACTACTGCAGGAACAATTATTCCAGCATATCAATACTCTGCTACTCTGACTAGTGGAACAACGACATTAATTGCGGATAATTATATGATTCTCCAACAATTAGATACTCAAAGTGCTGCAGCAGCAGGTCCTTCTGGATCAGGATGGGTATAATTATCAATATTATTTTTCAATAAGAACCAAAATCTATAATTTAAATCTCTATCTCATAAATACAGATAGGGATTTTTTATATCTGGATATTAAATGGCCAAACCATCAACTCGTAGAGAGTTTACCGAGTATTGTCTCAGAAAATTGGGCGCTCCAGTATTAGAGATCAACGTTGATGACGATCAAGTTGATGATTTAATTGATGATGCTGTTCAATTTTATCAGGAGTATCATTTTGATGGTATTGAGAAAATGTATCTTAAGCATAAACTGACAGCACAAGATTTAGAAAGATTCAGAGCATCCAATGAAAATACTATTGGACCTAATGATACACCTCCTCCAGTAACTACAGATGGTTGGGAAGAAAGAAATAATTTCCTACAAGTTCCTGATCATGTAATTGGTATTTCTCAAGTGTGGGGATTATCGAGCAGCACAATTCGCGGAAGTTTATTCAGTATTGAATACAGAATGTTCATGGATGACTTGTATTCTTTTGGATCAGTTGATCTTCTGAATTATTATATGGTGAAGCAGTATCTTGAGACTATGGATATGGTTATCAATAGTGGATCTCTTGTTGGATTTAGATTTAATAAGAGACAAGATAGATTATATATTGATGTTGATCCCACTTTCTTAACGGAGGACAATTATTTAATTATTGAGTGTCATCGTGCTCTCGATCCAGAAACGTGGTCTCAGGTTTGGAATGATAGTTTCCTGAAAAAATATGCTCCATCTCTCATAAAAAGGCAGTGGGGACAGAACATGATCAAGTTTAATAATATTCAACTTCCTGGTGGAGTTACTATGAATGGTCGTCAATTATATGAAGATGGTAATACTGAAGTGTTGGCGCTAGAAGAGAAGATGATGACGCATTACCAACTTCCACCATTAGATATGATAGGTTGATATGCCAACAAGCCATTACTTTCCACTCTACTATAAAAACAATAGTAGTGAGTCAAATTTAATTCAAGATTTAGTAGACGAGCAGATTAAATTGTTTGGTAGTGATATCTATTATATTACGAGAAAAACATTTACAGACAATGCAATTAATGACATTGTTTATTCCGAATTTAGTGAGAAGATTGTCATTGAGGCAATGCTTCAAAATGTATCGGGATTTGGAGAGCAATCAGAATTCATTAGTAAGTTTGGATTGAGAGTTACTGACGAAATTACATTTACGATGTCAGTTCGTAGATGGGATGCGGAGTCAATTCGTTTAAATAATTTAAAAGTTCCATCAAGACCTAATGAAGGAGATTTAATTTATTTTCCTCTTACTGGAGATTTGTATGAGATTAAATTTGTAGAAAGAGAAACCCCATTCTATCAACTTGGTCAACTATACTACTTCAGTATGACTTGTGAGATCTACGAAACTGGTCAGGATGATATTGATACTGGTATTCCAGAAATTGATTCTATCGAAACTGAAAATAATTTTGCTATTACCTTAGTTCTCGCTAATGGCGGGACTGGCAATTATTATCCTGGAGATAAGGTTGAATATTATAATATAACTACTATTTTAGGATCCACAGCATATTCACCAACTGGAATTACAGCAGAGGTTGCTGAATGGGATGGACCATCGCACACAATCAAACTAATCAATACCAGTGGAGATTACACGGAAGAATATGCTATCCTGAAAAAATTTAATTCAGATTACACAAGTAATGGATCTTGGATTATTGGTCCACAGGCAGAGTTCACTGATATTGATGATACAAATACTGAGTTTGATGACAATAAATATATCGAAGAAGCCGCGGATGACATTCTGGATTGGTCAGAAGATAATCCGTTTGGTGAATTTGGTAATCGGAATGGTAATTTCTAATGCTCGGAACTCACTTTTATAACGAAGCAGTTGCTAAAACTATTAAAGGTTTTGGAACTTTGTTTAATAATATAACTCTAGTAACTACCAATCCACAGGATGAATCGGTAATTATAAAACAAAAAGTTCCACTTGCGTATGGACCAAAGAATAAATTTACTACAAGACTGGAAGAGAATCCAGAATTACGCAAGGTTGCTATCACATTACCACGCATCTATTTTGAGATGACCGGTATTGGTTATGACTCTGCTAGAAAGACTAGTCCAACTAAAAAGATCATGGCGACTCAAACAGATGGGGAAGGTGATAATATTGGAATTTCTAAGCAGTATGTTCCAGTTCCATACAACATGGAGTTTGAACTTGGTATCATTGCTAAGTCTCAGACAGATGGACTACAAATTTTAGAACAGATACTACCATTCTTTCAACCATCATTTAATATCACAATCAATTTCATTCCTGATATGAATGAATATAGAGATGTTCATATCAATTTGAATGGAGTTGACAATGAAGATGAGTGGGATGATGATTTCCTACAGCGTCGTTTAATTACTTGGACTCTTAGATTTACTGCCAAGTCATACATCTATGGTCCATACACCAAGGCAGATGTCATTCGTAAGGCACTTGTTTATGAAACTGCTGGTGGTGCAGAGACTCCAAGACGCGCAGTTAAGATTGTCAAGGAAGTTGAAGCACTCAGAGATTATGATGGTGATGGTGATATTGATATCGCAGACCGCGATCTAGTATCTCCGGAGGATGTCTTTGGGGATGACTTCGGATTTAATGAAGGTATCTTTATTGGAAATGAGGCACAGCCGACATGAATGAATTTGAAAAATCTATGGAACAAACATTTGATATTGAGGTAAGTAAAGTTGAACCAATTCAGGAATTCAAACACGCTAAAGAAAAATCAAACATCAACGACAAAGAAAAGGATTATGAGTATGTTCGTGGATCTTTGTATGATCTGATAGAGAAGGGACAGGAGGCGGTTAACGGCGCCCTGGAGCTCGCTCAGGAGTCTGGACATCCTCGTGCCTACGAAGTCGCCGGAAACCTCATCAAGCAGACCACAGAGATGGCTGAGAAGCTTACTGATCTTCATAGGAAGATGAAGGATCTTAATGATGAGGGATCGGGTCCTAAATCTGTTACAAATAACAACTCGATGTTCATTGGTAGCACATCTGATTTACAGAAGATGTTGAAGTCAATGGGTGTCAAGAATAAATAAAAGTAAAAATGTCTTACACTAGACACGACAAAGATAATAATTTAGTATCGCCTCAACCAGGATCAACTTCAGTAACTGTATTTGATAACTGCGAGGGATGGAGTCCTATTACATATAAAGATTGGAATGTGGGTTATGTTGCCAGAAATTCCGACAATAGTGTAAGAACTCCAGATACATATCAAGCAAGGAATTCTGATAACACCATCAGAACTCCAGCATCGTATCAACGCCACGACATAAACAATGCCACAATTAATATTTGCCCACAGATAGGTAGCGATGATCCAGCAAATGCTGCTGAACCAGATGCTACAGCATGGGTATTAATGGATGGTCCATTATACAATACTCCAGGAGTTCCGAGTTCTGGTTTTGTTGGTGGACAAAGTTGGAGAAAGATGTCACCAATTGGTTATCTACCTTATGGAGCAGAAACTTATATTTACGGAGATGAGTATGTGAGATGGAATGGTGCTTACTGGGCATATGGCAATAATACTCTAGGAGATTTTGCTATTTCGTTTGATGCTGTTCCATATCCTTGGTTAGCAACTTGGAATAATGATTATACTGCGGCAAAGATTACATCAACATATGTCAAGACAACTAATTACCCAGCGGTTCCCTAATAATGGCACAGTTCAATAAAACAAGTCAGACACTTCTCAATCAAGGTAAAACACTTTATGAAGTGATGATGCTTGCCAATAAGGACGGAGCACCTATTGACCAAGCAAATCCACTTCATGTTTCTTTGGGAACAGAAAGTATTACGATTACCGGAACCGTAAATGTAGGAACAGAACTCAAAGTAAACAATACAACTGCTCAGGGTATTCCCATCAAGAATGATAATGGTGGTGCTCTGAGTGTTTCAGTATCCAATTTTCCAACAACCCAACCTGTAAGTGGTCCTTTAACAGATGCTCAACTGAGGAATACAGCAGTACCCGTCAGTGGTTCTGTGAATATTGGCACAATGCCAGAAGTTGAGATTAAGAATGATGCTAACAATCCAATTCCAGTAACAGGAACATTTGTAACAACAAGTCCAGTAGGTGCTACAGATTCATTTGGTCGTCAAAGAGTTTCTAATCCGATGACTTTGTTTGATAGTTCCCATAGGTATAGAGACAATAAACTTTGGAACACAGCAACTACAGGAACAGCATCGGCAACTTTTAATGCTGCTCAAGGTTTAGTTGATTTGACAGTCAATAATGCTATCAACGCTGAAGTCATAAGAGAGACCACAAAAGTATTTCCATATCAGCCTGGCAAATCTTTGTT